AGACAGGGCACCGCCCGACTGGTATTCAATGACGCGAGTCTCGAAGAAATTGCGTTCTTTCTTCAAGTCAATCATTTCGCTCATCCATGGGAAGGGGTTCTCTTCATTGGGGAAGAGGGCTTCCAAGCCAATTTGCGTGGCGCGGCGGTTGGCGATGTAGCGCAAGTAGCCTTTGAACATGGATGCGTTGAGGCCGAGCACGCCGCGGGGCATGGTGTCTTCGGCGTAACGGTATTCGAGTTCAACGGCTTTCAAGAACAACTCATTGATTTCGGCTTTGAATTCAGCGGTCCACAACTGGGGGTTCTCGAGCTTGATCTGATTGATCAAGTCGATGCCGAAGTTGCAGTGCATGGATTCATCGCGCAGGATGTACTGGTACTGCTCGGCAGCGCCGGTCATCTTATTTTGGCGACCCAAGGCCAGAATTTGGGTAAAGCCCACGTAGAAGAACAAGCCTTCCATGAGGCAAGCGAACACGATGAGCGACTTTAAAAGCGTCTGATCTGTTTCTTGGGTTCCCGTTTTGAAGTGCGGGTCCATGATGGCGTGAATGAACGGAATCAGGAACTCGTCTTTGTCGCGGATGGACTGAACTTCGTTGTACGCGTTGAAGATTTCGCTTTCGTCCAGGCCCAAAGACTCAGTGATGTACTGGTAGGCGTGGGTGTGAATGGCTTCTTCAAAGGCTTGGCGCAACAAGAACTGACGGCACTCGGGTGCTGTGATGTGGCGATAAGTACCCAGCGTGATGTTGTTGGCAGCCAAAGAATCGGCTGTGACAAAGAAACCCAAATTGCGCTTGACCAAGCGGCGCTCGTCTTCGGTCAAACCGTTGGGGTCTTTCCAGAGGGCGATGTCGCGGGTCATGTTGACTTCTTGCGGCATCCAGTGGTTGGCGCAAGTGGCGAGGTATTTTTCCCAGGCCCATTTGTATTTGAAGGGCACCAACTGGTTGACGTCGGTTTGGCCGTTGATGATGCGCTTGTCAGCTGCGTTCACGCGGCGCGCGGCGCCTGTGGGTGCCGATGGCGCAGGCGTGGCCGCACTCATGATGGGACTGGCAGTAGAAGCAGAATTGAAAGAAGACAGATCAGCAAGGCGGTCGGCAGATGGGCCGCTTGGGGGGAAGCTTGGCATTGCAGGTTGCAATGCAGGTGTAGATGAATCGTTCCAGGACAACATAGAAATTTCCAATGTGTGAATTATGAAAGCTTGCAGACGAAATGCAAAGCAATGTTTTGAAATGAAATGAAATCACGCGAAGAAGTGTTGTGCTTTTGCATCGTCTTGTTTTGCATTTCTTCTCGAAGTTCGCTTCAATGATCTTTGCAATGATTTCTGAATGGTGATTTTTTGAATTGGGAAATTTAAAAAATCATTGGCAAGCTTCGCAGCCCACATCGTCGATGGCGGTGAATTTCACATCGGTGGCGGGCACTGCAGAAAACTGCGAAGCGCCTGATGCGTTCGATGTTGCACCACCTGATGCTGCGCCAGACGACACCGCATTCATTTGGTTGTTAGACACGGTCGATTTCTCGGCGTGCGTGGCGCTGATGGTGCGCAGATAGTAAGTGGTTTTGAGGCCGCGCAACCATGCCAACTTGTAAGTGTCGTCAAGCTTCTTGCCAGATGCGCCTGACATGTAGATGTTGAGTGACTGCGCTTGGTCAATCCACTTTTGGCGACGTGCGGCTGCTTCGACAATCCAGGTGGTTTCTACTTCAAAGGCGGTGGCGTACAAAGACTTGATTTCTTGGGGTACACGATCGATGGGGCGCAATGAGCCGTCGAAGTGCTTCAAGTCCATGACCATGACATCGTCCCACAGACCCAGGCGCTTCAAGTCGCGCACCAGGTAGCTGTTGATGATGGTGAACTCGCCAGACAAGTTGGACTTGACGGACAGGTTGCCAAAGCATGGCTCAATGCAGGCATCGACACCAATGATGTTGGAGATGGTGGCGGTAGGCGCAATGGCCACGCAGTTGGAGTTGCGCATGCCGTCTTTGGCAATCTTCTTGCGCAAGGCATCCCAGTCCATGGTGCTGCTGCGGTCTACTTCTACATAGCCGCCGCGCTCTTTCTGAAGCATGTCGAGGGTGTCCAAAGGCATGATGCCTTGGTCCCACAAAGAGCCTTGGTAGCTGGAGTACTTGCCGCGCTCGGCGGCCAACTCGGTGGACGCCCAGTAAGCGTAGTAGCAGATGGCTTCCATGGAGGTGTCTGCAAATTCCACGGCTTCTTGAGAGGCGTAGGGCACGCGCTTTTGGTAGAGCGCATCTTGGAAGCCCATGAGTCCCAGGCCCACAGGGCGGTGACGCATATTAGAGTCGCGTGCTTTTTTGACCGCGTAGTAATTGATGTCGATCACGTTGTCGAGCATGCGCATGGCCGTTTTGATGGTGCGCTGCAGTTTGGCGTGGTCAAGTTGTTTGCCGTTGGGGCCGTCCATCAAGTGCTGTGGCAAATTAACTGAACCCAAGTTGCACACCGCGGTTTCGGTGTCGCTGGTGTTCAAGGTGATTTCGGTGCACAAATTAGAGGAGTGCACCACGCCAGCGTGTTGCTGAGGTGAGCGAATGTTGCAAGCGTCTTTGAACGTGATCCAAGGATGACCTGTTTCAAACAGCATGGAGAGCATCTTGCGCCACAGGTCGTTGGCCTGAATGGTGCGGCTGGGCTTGATTTCGCCGGCGGCTGCTTTTTGCTCGTAAGCCACATAGGCTTTTTCGAACGCAATGCCAAATTTGTCGTGCAGGTCGGGGCAGTCGGAAGGCGAGAACAAGGTCCAAGTGCCGTTTTCCATGACGCGGCGCATGAACAGGTCTGGAATCCAGTTGGCCGTGTTCATGTCGTGCGTGCGGCGGCGGTCGTCGCCAGTGTTTTTGCGCAGTTCTAAGAACTCTTCAATGTCTAAGTGCCATGTTTCTAGGTAAGTGCAGACCGCGCCTTTGCGCTTGCCGCCTTGGTTGACCGCCACGGCGGTGTCGTTGACCACCTTGAGGAAGGGCACAACACCTTGTGACTCGCCGTTGGTGCCCTTGATGTGGCTGCCCAAAGCGCGAACGCGTGTCCAGTCATTGCCCAAGCCGCCAGCAAATTTAGACAGCAAAGCGTTTTCTTTGATGGACTCGTAAATGCCATCCAGGTCGTCGGGCAATGACTGGACACGCGTTCGCGCTTTGGGCAGCCACATCAAGGGCACCAACGGCGAATCACAAGGTGTTGTGCCCTTCCTCAAGGTGGTCAACGACACCGCCGTGGCGGTCAACCAAGGCGGCAAGCGCAAAGGCGCGGTCTGCACTTACCTAGAAACATGGCACTTAGACATTGAAGAGTTCTTAGAACTGCGCAAAAACACTGGCGACGACCGCCGCCGCACGCACGACATGAACACGGCCAACTGGATTCCAGACCTGTTCATGCGCCGCGTCATGGAAAACGGCACTTGGACCTTGTTCTCGCCTTCCGACTGCCCCGACCTGCACGACAAATTTGGCATTGCGTTCGAAAAAGCCTATGTGGCTTACGAGCAAAAAGCAGCCGCCGGCGAAATCAAGCCCAGCCGCACCATTCAGGCCAACGACCTGTGGCGCAAGATGCTCTCCATGCTGTTTGAAACAGGTCATCCTTGGATCACGTTCAAAGACGCTTGCAACATTCGCTCACCTCAGCAACACGCTGGCGTGGTGCACTCCTCTAATTTGTGCACCGAAATCACCTTGAACACCAGCGACACCGAAACCGCGGTGTGCAACTTGGGTTCAGTTAATTTGCCACAGCACTTGATGGACGGCCCCAACGGCAAACAACTTGACCACGCCAAACTGCAGCGCACCATCAAAACGGCCATGCGCATGCTCGACAACGTGATCGACATCAATTACTACGCGGTCAAAAAAGCACGCGACTCTAATATGCGTCACCGCCCTGTGGGCCTGGGACTCATGGGCTTCCAAGATGCGCTCTACCAAAAGCGCGTGCCCTACGCCTCTCAAGAAGCCGTGGAATTTGCAGACACCTCCATGGAAGCCATCTGCTACTACGCTTACTGGGCGTCCACCGAGTTGGCCGCCGAGCGCGGCAAGTACTCCAGCTACCAAGGCTCTTTGTGGGACCAAGGCATCATGCCTTTGGACACCCTCGACATGCTTCAGAAAGAGCGCGGCGGCTATGTAGAAGTAGACCGCAGCAGCACCATGGACTGGGATGCCTTGCGCAAGAAGATTGCCAAAGACGGCATGCGCAACTCCAACTGCGTGGCCATTGCGCCTACCGCCACCATCTCCAACATCATTGGTGTCGATGCCTGCATTGAGCCATGCTTTGGCAACCTGTCCGTCAAGTCCAACTTGTCTGGCGAGTTCACCATCATCAACAGCTACCTGGTGCGCGACTTGAAGCGCCTGGGTCTGTGGGACGATGTCATGGTCATGGACTTGAAGCACTTCGACGGCTCATTGCGCCCCATCGATCGTGTACCCCAAGAAATCAAGTCTTTGTACGCCACCGCCTTTGAAGTAGAAACCACCTGGATTGTCGAAGCAGCCGCACGTCGCCAAAAGTGGATTGACCAAGCGCAGTCACTCAACATCTACATGTCAGGCGCATCTGGCAAGAAGCTTGACGACACTTACAAGTTGGCATGGTTGCGCGGCCTCAAAACCACTTACTATCTGCGCACCATCAGCGCCACGCACGCCGAGAAATCGACCGTGTCTAACAACCAAATGAATGCGGTGTCGTCTGGCGCAGCATCAGGTGGTGCAACATCGAACGCATCAGGCGCTTCGCAGTTTTCTGCAGTGCCCGCCACCGATGTGAAATTCACCGCCATCGACGATGTGGGCTGCGAAGCTTGCCAATGATTTTTTAAATTTCCCAATTCAAAAAATCACCATTCAGAAATCATTGCAAAGATCATTGAAGCGAACTTCGAGAAGAAATGCAAAACAAGACGATGCAAAAGCACAACACTTCTTCGCGTGATTTCATTTCATTTCAAAACATTGCTTTGCATTTCGTCTGCAAGCTTTCATAATTCACACATTGGAAATTTCTATGTTGTCCTGGAACGATTCATCTACACCTGCATTGCAACCTGCAATGCCAAGCTTCCCCCCAAGCGGCCCATCTGCCGACCGCCTTGCTGATCTGTCTTCTTTCAATTCTGCTTCTACTGCCAGTCCCATCATGAGTGCGGCCACGCCTGCGCCATCGGCACCCACAGGCGCCGCGCGCCGCGTGAACGCAGCTGACAAGCGCATCATCAACGGCCAAACCGACGTCAACCAGTTGGTGCCCTTCAAATACAAATGGGCCTGGGAAAAATACCTCGCCACTTGCGCCAACCACTGGATGCCGCAAGAAGTCAACATGACCCGCGACATCGCCCTCTGGAAAGACCCCAACGGTTTGACCGAAGACGAGCGCCGCTTGGTCAAGCGCAATTTGGGTTTCTTTGTCACAGCCGATTCTTTGGCTGCCAACAACATCACGCTGGGTACTTATCGCCACATCACAGCACCCGAGTGCCGTCAGTTCTTGTTGCGCCAAGCCTTTGAAGAAGCCATTCACACCCACGCCTACCAGTACATCACTGAGTCTTTGGGCCTGGACGAAAGCGAAATCTTCAACGCGTACAACGAAGTTCAGTCCATCCGCGACAAAGACGAGTTCCTGATTCCGTTCATTCACGCCATCATGGACCCGCACTTCAAAACGGGAACCCAAGAAACAGATCAGACGCTTTTAAAGTCGCTCATCGTGTTCGCTTGCCTCATGGAAGGCTTGTTCTTCTACGTGGGCTTTACCCAAATTCTGGCCTTGGGTCGCCAAAATAAGATGACCGGCGCTGCCGAGCAGTACCAGTACATCCTGCGCGATGAATCCATGCACTGCAACTTCGGCATCGACTTGATCAATCAGATCAAGCTCGAGAACCCCCAGTTGTGGACCGCTGAATTCAAAGCCGAAATCAATGAGTTGTTCTTGAAAGCCGTTGAACTCGAATACCGTTACGCCGAAGACACCATGCCCCGCGGCGTGCTCGGCCTCAACGCATCCATGTTCAAAGGCTACTTGCGCTACATCGCCAACCGCCGCGCCACGCAAATTGGCTTGGAAGCCCTCTTCCCCAATGAAGAGAACCCCTTCCCATGGATGAGCGAAATGATTGACTTGAAGAAAGAACGCAATTTCTTCGAGACTCGCGTCATTGAATACCAGTCGGGCGGTGCCCTGTCT